TGCGTTGTAACTCCAACAATTCTGCTAGTTCTAATTTTGTATCAATCATTTATTTCTAGTGTTTTCTTCATCCAGTCTGGACGAACCTTGGAATTTAACTGAACTATCCATTCTTTTGCAGAAGGAATGTAATTGTTGCAATCCTCCTTAACATGTTGTTCTCCAACATATCTTGTGTATACTGTTTTACCATCTGAGTTGATAAAACTTTTTCCAAATAATTTCTCTGCTTCAAAGATGCCTTCACTATGGTGACGGAAAAGCCTATGATTTGAATGACCAAGCCAAGACTTAGTTTCATCAAACCACTCATGAATATGTAAATAATCTTCAGGTTTTCCTCCCCATTTTCTTGCAGAGCTTTTAGCATGCAAGTTTGGATGGGCCATTAAATATCAAATAAAGATAGATCTTCCCAAGAGTATTCTTCTACAGTTCTTTGACTATACTCTACGTTAGCAGTCATAGTATCAAGATCAATAGTAATATTACCAAAACCACCCTCATTGTTATACCAATCAGCACCTTCAATGGCGTCATCAATAAACTCATAGCAGTCATTTTGTAATAAGTTATACTCTTCATCAGTCATGTATGAATTTTTAACCATGTCTCTTGAATAGTAGTATTTATCTGTGACATCATAATAGATTAAGTCATCAATATCACCACTATCTCCTGATCCAGAGAAAGTAATCTCTATTTTATTTATTCCTTTGTCTTTTAGCTTTACCAGAATTGGTAGGATTTGTTGTGATAGTTTTGCCATTAGGATTTATTTCAATTATTACTCCTGGATTTACCTTATCATATTGATAATCAAAAAACACAGGTTTAATGAAATCAACATTGTCATCTTCTATCCAACCAAATGTGACCATGTCATCTTGAACAGTCTGGGCTGGATTAATATAGTCAAACTTATGTTTGGTACCTCTAATAAATGTAAGGCCTATTTCCACAGGAAGTGTGTGTTTAGCTAATTCAGCTTTGAATGCATCAGCATATTGTACATAATAATTCTTTGCAGTCTTTCTGTAATTAACTACTGTTTTACTGGCAATAAAATATTTGCCGGTCCAACGTCTACCATTCTTTGATGATGGTACGTTTCCTGGTATAAAAAACTTCATACTTTATATAATGCTTCCTTTAAAAGCGGTTTTAAATGTTGATGTGTTTGTTCAAAGCCATGTTCTTTAACAGCATCTGATATGTCTTTGCATATAGTTAGGGCCGTTCCATTGATATTATATGCTTTTGCATATCTTTCAATAGCCTTATGTCCTGCATCATCATTATCAAATAAAGTTATTATCTTCTTGTACTTTGTCTTAAGATTCTCAATGATATAAGCTTTAATAACTGTATTCTCACTGTCCGGTGCTATAACCTCTATGTTATAACCAAATCCTTTTAAGCACATTGCATCTTTCAATGAAGAGCAAATAACTAAATAGGGTTGGTCATACTTAAGTTGATCAAGACCTTGAATGTGTGATTTAAGCTTATGGAACTTGTGCTTCTTCTTAAATGGTTGATAGATCTTATATGGGTTACCGTCTTTATCACAGTAAGCATAAATGTGCTCACCTTCAATTTTTAATTTACTGACAGTACCATCTTCTTCCTTAATCATATTATAATACTCAACAGGCTTGACATTAAATTCTTCAAGCATTGTCTTTCCTATTCTATAACTTAACCAATAAGCAGAGTCTAAAGTATTCCATTTTCTTGGATTAACATAATCCAGTTCCCACTTAGTCTGTGGGTTAAGCTCAACAGATTCTTGACCTTGATTCTTTATAAAGACATTATAATCATGGACAAGTTTATCACAGGCTGTGGCATAATCAATACCAAATAGCTCCATGACAATGGTAATCTTATTACCAAACTTACCAGTTGAGAAATCTTTAAATAAATACTGCCTCTGTACTTTATCTACATAAATGCAGAAACTAGGAGTCCTTTCTGAAGGATTCCATGCAGATTTAATTTTGATATCCTGACCTGTAAGTTTTTCATTAAGACCTAAGTAATACTGAAAAGCCCAATAGCTTGGAACCTGGTTTACTTCAACAATAACGTTTTTTGTACTGAACATAAATTAAAGAGGGAAGGCCCGGAGGCCCTCCCTTATTTAACTGATTACTAATTATAGATCAAAATCATCTCCTGAGTTACCTGAAGTAGGCTCAAATCCAGAAGTTGCTGCTGCTTCTTTCTTAACAAGCTTTCTTACATGCTCATCATAATTGAAGGTCAACAATCTACCTGCAGTAGAACCAACTGCTTCAAGTGGTAAACCTGTCTTAGATAAACGTGGCAAATGTAAATCTACATTTACATAACCATCATTATTTTCCCACTCACGGCCACCAATGCAAGCATTAATGTACTCAGTGTTTTTGAAGATTTGCTTACATGCATTTGAAAACTGCTCAAGTGAGTTAGCTTCAATCATGTCTACTTCATCTCTCTTACCGGTAACATCTGCTAAGAAAGCAATTGCTTTTACCATCTCATCTGCAGCTACAATCTTTCTACCTGTAGGAAGAGTTGTATCTTTATAAGGATAAGGAGACATTCTAACACGTCCAACCTGACCTTTGTAACGTGGTCCATTTTGATTGTCTGCATCTACCAAGAAACCTTGGAATTCTCCACCAACTGGTTCTGTTTCTACATTTAAAATGATATTAAATGCTTGTGGATCATAAGGGGTAGCATCAAAGCTCAAACTGTTGATTTTTACTTTGTGATTACCTGGTCCAATTACTGGACTTACTCTGTTTGCTGAAACGTTTTTTGTACTAAACATGTGATTTGATTTTTAAAATTTAAAGTTACTATTCATTTTCATACTTCTGGATACATTCTTTAACAAGTTGAAGATCATTTTCAATGAACTCCTCCTCAAACATACCCATTGGGGATTTACAGGTATTCTCACCATCTGTTTGTGTTGCAAACACATAGTTAAGCTTACCATCATCTTCTTTAATTACTCTACCAAATAAAACAATTGAGAACAAACCTTCTAATGTAAGAGAGTTGTCAATCATTTTACCTACAGTTTTGGCTTTGATTCTACGTTTACCGTTGATATCAGTGCTGTCCTCTGAGTGTGTTAAAAAGAACACATAGAGATCATCTCTGAGATCTTTTGGTGCCTTAGCAACTGCTGCAAGATTTGCTGCAATAGAAGTAAATTTATCATAACCCTTCTCAGCTGCTTTGTCAAAGTATTCAAAGCTTGACATATATTGCCAGTCATCAATAACTAAGTTCTTGATGTGTGGCATCTTCTCACTAACATGCAACATTGCTTTCAATACACCCGGACCGGAGGAAACACTCAATAGATTTCCTTTAGGATTTTCTTTATCCAAAGCTGTGTATTTGCTTTTCCAACCTTTAAAAGGTAAAGGTTTGTTAGCAATGTTAATGATTACCGTTTCACTAGGATTTAAGTTCCTAATGGATGTTGATTTACCTGAGCCTGACTCAGCAATTACTAATACACTTTGTGCCATATTTACTTGATTTACTGTTTACTTTTTCTTTTCTAATCTACTTTCAATTCTTTCTATTGCATTGGCAATTCTGTCTAAAGCATCAACTATACCTCTGTAAGAGAACTTCTCATCCGGGTCAGGTAATTCTTGAAGATTCAAGATTTCCTTTACTTCAGAGGCATGTCTGTTAGAAGCATCATTAATAACTTTCAATTCAGCTACAGGGATCAAGTATCTTTCAAAGCCTGCATTAGAAGTAGTAAGTTCATACTCTTCTTTCCAGTATGGATTATTCTTTAGAAGATACAATGTTCTTTTTGGATCTTCAGAATCATAATCAATACTTACAAACTCAGTATAGATATCCTGACTTTTTTGTAATTCACTAGGAAAGAAACTGATATACAAATCATCTTTCCCTGGGGGTCTATAAGCCATCTTTGGAATAAACAAAGCATCTGGCATTCCTGAAGCATCAAAGTAATCTTGATGTTCAGATCTTAATAAATTGACTTTTGATTTTCTTTCTTCTGGAGTCATTTGTTTTTCTTGGTTTTTAGTACTTATCATCGGGTTTGTGTTGGAGGAGTTGGCATTTCCATAATTTCCATTTGTGCAAATAAGCCTTTGAAAAAGCTCATTCTTGTATCACCATTACGTGCTTTTAAGAAATGTAGAACCAAAGTTGCATCATCTTCAATGATATATCTATCAGGACCATAATATCTAATCTTTTGTTTAGCAGGTCTATTAATACCAATCAAAGTATCAGCATGCTGTAACATTGCATCTGAACCAAATATATCTGATTCCAATATGTAGTTACCATACTTCCCATCTACAGCTCTATCTGGATTATCAATATTTCTATTAAGCTGTGAAAGCACAATAAATAGAACAGGATAATCCCTCTTTGTTTGGGTAAAAAATTCTCCTAACTCAAATAGCATATCTAAGCTATTGTTTTGATAAGGTGCTCTTTTTACCAACATTGTGTGGTCAAGAGTTATAATAGTCTTCTGTCCTTTATGAGCATCCATGTACATATCAATCTGCTCACGCATTTGATTGACAGTCATTGGTGTACTGATAATATCAACAGGATATTTAACTCTTCCTTTTGCATACTCATGACATTTGTTCAAGACATCATTAGTTAGTTTAGAACCGGCACTACATAATTCTTTGTATGTTTTACCAGTGATTGATGAGAACTCTCTTAAAGCAGATGTTCTACCAACCATCTCAAACTGAAATTCTAAAGCTCTGAAATCATCATTGGGATTCAGTGAAAATGATTCCCTGATAATTTGATCTTTAATTAGAGTTTTACCTGAACCAGGTCTTCCTCCTATTACAGTAAGTGTATTCCATTCTAAACCATCTGTTGTAGCATCATTGAACTTGGGCCATGGTGTATATATAGACTTTTCAAGTCCAGCAGATCTTTTCTGCATATACTTAAGGGCTTCATTGAATGAAGCATATTGCCCGTTCCAGGCTTTTTCTGGTTTACTCATACTACTCTTTCTGTAAAATGCTGTGTATCAGTTTGAACTCCATCTCTTACCATATCACAATAGTCAGCCAGTGTAGACTTTTTGACTTTGTGTTTGTCTTGTTTTGCAATGAAGTATTGACTTGTTTGCATATAGAGATAATTATTTGCTCTGTATTCATCAACATACATCTTAGTTGCTTTGTGTACTTCCTCCCAAGTATAATCAAATGCTTCAAAGAACCATCTAAATGATTCTCCAAGAGCCTTTGTATTATTTCTTGCTGGCATACCACTTGGTAACTTACCTTTTGGAAAGGTGTCTCTGTACAACTCAATCTGTTGTACAAATTCTTTTCCCATCAGTTGGATGTTAGTTTTCTTTTTAGCCTTAACAAAATAATTATCTAATAAATAAATGAATGCCATACCCTTTTCTGTGATAGTTATTACTCTACCAGTATCACTCAAATCATATGTAATAAACTCAGCATTAATGAGTTCATGTATACAATCTTCATGTTTAACAAAAGGGCATTGAACATTTTCTCTGACAGAATATAAGAACAAACACGTGTTAGGTGTAATCTTATATTCTAGTATTTTCTGTAATAGTTCCCACATTTTTTAGCTATCAAATTTACCAAATTATACTCTCTTTTCCAAGCTTATTCAGCTTTTTGTTTATAGTGTTGAAAAGATCATTGCTATCCCAATGACCTCCGGTGTATGCAGCTGATGCAGGATGACTAACCCGGATAACATCCAGATTAT